CACACTAGTTGTAGACCCTGAAATTAACCTAGCAGCAACGCTTATCAGGCTTGGGCAACTTTGATATACTTAATTGATCAAAATAAAAAATGCTTAGTACTTGATCAAAATCTACAATCTATGAAACCTTTTGACGACTATAGGCATGATGCTGTAATGTATCTTAGAGATATAGTTACTATGCCTTTGGTTGTACAGTTTGATAACATAAATGATCCGCCAGACGACGAAGAACATGATGTAAAACATATACTAGATCATCTAGGTACAGACAAGGTAAGCTGGTTTAGTTTTGAACCTGTGCATGTTTTGCCAAAGGATGAAATCGACTTTATGCGAAAGTACTTGGGTAGACTTGATAATTACTATTGTAGTGAATATGAATTTGCTCACAGTTTAGGTATTGATTTTGAATTCTTTGTTCCTAATAAAGGACTTGAAAAATACTTTGATTATATGAGCTACATTGACACGTATCTTTGGCACGAATCTACGCAGATAGTTTTACCAGATATTGATAGAAATTTTTGGAAAACTTTCTTTTGCCCAAACAACGCTGATAAGATACATCGACGGTTACTTGCAAAACATCTAATACGTTATCATAAAGATGAAAGTTTAGTTACATATGGTGCTTGGCAAGAGTACCCTATGATTGACCAAGAATTATTAGAAGCAGCATATAAAAATAGTTTTTGTACAGTAGTAACAGAAACTTTATATAATAAACAATATGCTAACTTTAGTGAAAAAACATTAGATTCAATGGCAAACTACAGACCTTTTGTTCTAGCAGCTCCTCCGTTTACACTGCGTCTAATGAAACAACTTGGTTTTAAAACTTTTGATGCTTGGTGGGACGAAAGTTATGATCAAGAACCAGACGATAAAAAACGCATAAGAAAATTAAAAAATACTCTAGACTTTATAGCAAGTATGTCGTATAATGATAAACAACTAGTACTTGTTGAAATGGAAGAAGTGTTACAACACAACAGGCTGCATATTAAAAACTTAGAAAAGGTATTCTATGACATATATTGTAAATGATGCATGTATTAAATGCAAACACATGGACTGTGTAGAGGTTTGTCCAGTAGATTGTTTTTACGAAGGTGAGAACATGTTAGTTATTAAACCAGATGAATGTATCGATTGCGGTGTATGCGAACCTGAATGTCCAGCAGATGCTATCAGAGCAGATACAGATCCGGGCATGGAATCGTGGGTAGAGTTTAACGATAAGTATGCTAGTATTTGGCCTAATATTACACAAATGCGTCCTGAAGATGTTCCTCCTGATGCTGAAGAATGGCAAGGCGTTGAAGGTAAAATAGAACACTTTAGTGAAGCACCAGGAAAGGGAGATTAATGTTAAGCAAACAATGTAAATTACATTTAAAGTCAGTAAACATGACAGGCTGGCAACATATGCGTCATGCTCTCGGTATTGCTTTTAGATTACAAGTTGTTGTACTAGCTGTTATAGTACACAGTATCGGACCACGTTTTTTTAAAACGTATGCAAGTGACACAATGCGCAGGATTTTAGATGAGCAAACAAACATTAGTAAATGATCTAGTGCGTGTAAATGTACTAGAAGAAGAAATACAGTATTACAAAACTTTATTGCAGCCACATGACACTGGTCATATACACACTACAATAAATTTTTTAAGCCAAAGATTATCGAATTTAAAAGGAGAATTAGCTGAATGGCCGTTCGATTAGTAAGTTATAGTAAAGCAACAGATGAGTTTGCAGCAGAGGGTCTAACAGATCTACAAGAACTAATTGCATTTTGTGCAAAGGTATCAAACCCTGCCGCACAGATTAATACAGAAACAAGTGAACGCTTGATTAAGTATTTGATTAAACATGCACACTGGTCACCACTTGAAATGGTTAATGCTACATTAGAAATTGAAACTACAAGAGACATCGCACATCAAATTGTACGTCATCGTAGTTTTGCATTCCAAGAGTTTTCACAGCGTTATGCAGATCCTGCAGAGCAAGGTGATATCTTTGAATACTCAGAAGCACGTTTGCAAGATACTAAAAATAGACAAAACAGTATTTCAACCGACGATAGAGATTTACAGCTTTGGTGGGACATGCAACAAAAGCATGTTGCAGAAGTTGCAAAAACAATTTATGAAAATGCTATTGAAAAAGGCATTGCTAAAGAACAAGCACGTAAAGTATTACCTGAAGGCTTAACAAAAACACGACTGTATATGAACGGAACTATTCGTAGTTGGATTCATTACATCGATTTACGGAGTGCTAATGGAACACAAAAAGAACACATGGAAATCGCTGTCCAGTGTGCTAAAGTCATCGCAGAAATTTTTCCAATGGCAAATGGCTTATCCGAATTATAATAAGCACTTTGAACACGATGTTGTTCTTCCACGTGATGCTATTATGGAATATGTTCTTAAATGGACAGAATTACATTGTAAGCATCCGTGGGCTTGGGGACACGAAGATGGCAAAGGATACTTTAGTTTTACTTGTGAAAAAGAAGCAATGGTATGGACTATTCGATGGTGGGAGGACGTATGCCGCCAACAGTTGAAATAGACATTGAATGGAATCAACATTACGCATGGTGGCCAATACGCAGTAGTTGGAGTAAAAAGCGTATTTGGTTAAAGACATACTGGCAAGGCGAAATATTCTATGACGCTATGGGTCGTCCGCCTATTAAACAAAGTAGTTGGAAACTCACCTATACTGAAAATGAGTACTTGTTGATGTTGTTAAGAGAGGATGCTAAGAATCAACACCCTCTCGCTTTTAAAAGTATTAGAGCTCAGTCGTCGCCGTAAATCTCTAGCACTTCTTTTACCGCATCATGCCTTTCAATGTCTCCTTGTTTGAAAAATACAGCAGAAATATGTTTGCTCTCACGTGACTCTAGATGATTGATAAAATCAATTAATCCATTGTCTTTTAGTCTATCTGCTTGGTTTAGATCACCTGTTACAACCATTTGACTCTCATTACCAATGCGTGTTAGTAGCATTTTCATTTGATTCTGTGTTGCATTTTGCATTTCATCTGCAATGATAAAACTATTTTTAAAAGTTCTACCACGCATATATGCTAGTGGTGATATTTCAATAACGCCTTCTTTAATCATACCCTCAATTTCATTAGCGTAGAAATATTCTCTAAACACATCAAAGATTGGTCTTGTCCATGGAGCCATCTTTTCCTCTAGTGTTCCGGGTAAGAACCCTAAATCTTCGTCTGCACTTACAGCAGGACGAGTAACAATAATGCGTTCAACACTACCGTCTAGAAATGCCTTTACACCTGCTTGACATGCTAACAGGGTTTTACCTGTGCCTGCTGGTCCTATTCCGAAGACTATGTCTCTTTCTCGGTCCAGTAATTCAAGGATGTATGTTTCTTGGCTTTTATTTCTAGGGAGTATTTTCACTTGTCGTGATTTTTGAGGTTGGAAGTTGTTTAGTTTTACTACGTTGTTAGTCGATATATGCGCTTGGCGTTTTGCTTTCGCTTTTCCCATTAAGGCCTCCTATATTAAGAAAAAGCATGGGTTTCCTTTGCAGGATCCCCCTGCACTGGTATTTACCTTTCTTAGCACACTTGTGAAGCTTCAAGCGATAAATAACTATAATAAAGACAAGGTGACACAATGACCAATATATTAGACGAACTTGATGTAATTAAAAATATTGAAAGTATCTACGAAAGCAACAGTGCATTTAACGTACTAAAAGATCTTGAAAGAGTTCTTGACGAGTTAGATATTTACGTATATAAAAACTGGGAAGATGGTGAACTAGCCGAAGGTCCTGCTATTGATCGTCATTGGGTAACTGCAAAGTTTATGTGGCCACAAGATAAGATGCCTGATCCAGAAGGCGGTAAACGTTTATTAGATTACGACTGTAAGATTGGTTATCAAAGGTCTAGTTTATTAAAGCCAAGAAAAATTCTAGAGCCAGAAGATGTGCGTCAAGGTACACGTTTTGGTAAACTTGACAGACATCCAATTTGGATTGTTGAAGTTAAAATGCCAAAGAAATTATTAGCTGATATGTATGGTGCAGAGTTTGATGATATCATACAAGACAAACCACAAGACGCTCCTGACGCAGGCGCATCATCAGCAGAACTAGAAGATCAAGCAGCACCTGAAGTAGGTGCAGAGGACGAAGTATAATGGGTTTAAGAGAAAATGATTTACAGGATCTTATAGTTCCTATGTTTGAAATTGATAGTTATAAAAGCAAAATGGGCAGTGATAAAGATATCTGTGTAATGAGCTTTAATGTACTAGAAAAGGCAGCAGCTGATGATCTAGTACAATTTATTGAAAGTGGATATAACTTTGTACTAGATGCCGATGCTACTTCAGGCGAACAAGCCGATGGATACTACAGAGTGTTTGTTGAAATGGAACGTGAAGAGGGAATTGCAAAACAAATTATGGAACTTGCTGATGGAGTAAGTCGATTAACTGGTGGCGAATTTAAATATCGTTACTACAAAGGATTTAAACCGCACGAACTTACAATTGAATCGTTGCAGGATACAGTACCAACTGATGCAGAAAGCTACGACGAACTAGTAAACGAATCAAACTTAAACAACTTTAAAAACTTCTTTAGCAATAGCTATGTTGATGACATCTTTATGGAAGATGAAAATGATTTAATTGTTAAAAAAATGTATGCTGATCCATTGGGCTTTAAAGTAAAAGATTTTGGAAGCACTACTGAAATTCTCGAAAGTATCGAAGAAAAAATAAATATGAACGACTACGCAGAAATACTATTTCTAACAAAATACTTAGGCGATTATAATATATCTAAATTTGGTGATAAAACTATTACGTTAGAACAAGCAGATAAAATGCTAGTTGTAGAAAGACTATAAGCTCTCCCAAAAGCAATAATAATAAAATTGAATTTGTGTCCGGGGAATCACAACAGCAAAAAGGATAATACCTAATGGGTAAACAACATTTTAAATTTGAATTCGAGCCGTGGATGGCAGAAGAATTAGTACACAGACCTGATCATTATGATTGGTATGAAGCAATGCTTGATATTCTTCCGTTATGGGAAGTTGATACACCTGAACGTGTTGCTATGTTTTTAGCACAGTGTGGACACGAAAGTGGCGGCTTTAGAGTACTAAGTGAAAACTTAAACTATAGCGCCAAAGCACTGGATTCAATTTTTCCTAAGTATTTCAAACGTGCAGGAAGGAATGCAAATGATTATCATAGACAGCCTGAAAAAATTGCAAACGTTATTTACGCAAACAGAATGGACAACGGCGATAGTAGTTCCGGAGATGGTTGGAGATTCCGGGGCGGTGGTATTCTACAGCTTACCGGCAGATATAATTATACTGAATTCGCAGAAGCAGTAGAAATGTCACCAGAAGAAGCAGTAGACTATGTACGTACCAAAGAAGGTGCATTAGATAGTGCATGTTGGTTCTGGGATACAAACGGCTTAAACAAGTATTGTGATAACATGGATATTGTTGGTGCTACAAAACGTATTAATGGCGGCACTATTGGATTAGAAGATCGTAAGAAACATTACATACACGCATTAGATGTGCTTGGTGGTGATTTTGTTGAACCTAAAAAGGACGATCTAAATCTTAATCAAACAATTAGACAAGGATCACGTGGTCCATTAGTAGCAGAAGTACAGGACAAACTTGGCATTGCTCCTGCTGATGGCATCTTTGGACCAGGTACTGCACGTAGCGTTAAAAAGTGGCAAACAAAAAACGGTTTAACAGCAGACGGAATTGTAGGTCCTAAGACGCTGGGAAAGTTACTAGGATAGGTAAGATGGGTGCTAAGTTAGCAATAGTAATGTTTATGTTGTTGTTGGGTGCAGGAGGTATCGGTTATTGGTACTACAATGACACCCAAGAACGCTTGGCTATCCTTACATCAAACAATGCTAAACTTAACACCGCAGTAGAACTGAACGAACAAACAATAAGTTCGCTAGAGCAAGACTATGCAAAAGCATCTAGCGAACTTGCTACACTAAACGAACAGTACATAAGCATACGTAGGCAAAATCAGCAACTTGCAGATAAACTACAACAAATTGATTTAACAGCAGCAGCAATAGCAAATGCCGAAGGTATTGAACGTGCAGTAAATAGAGGCACCGAAAATGCAGGTAGATGTTTTGAACTGCTATCGGGGGCAGATCTAACAGACAAAGAAAGGAACGCAGCAAATGGCATCGCTTTTAACAAAGAGTGTCCTTGGTTTTACGATACTTATAAGTCTCGCGGCTTGCTCAACGAAACCACAAGTAATTGATATAAGTACAGCACCGGTTGAAAAACCTACACTGACTCTGCCTCCTGTTGACGAACTCAACATGCGCAAGTTAGAATGGATTGTTATCAACGAAGATAATGTTGATGCTGTAATAGCAAGGCTTGCAGCAAGTGGAAAACCGTTTGCTATATATGGATTAACAGGTGACGGGTATGGCAATTTAGGATTAAACTTTAGTGACATACGTGCATTAGTGCAACAACAACAAGCTATCATTGCAGCCTATGAAGGTTATTATGCACAAGCAGAAGAAGCAATGGATAATGCAATAGTTGAGGTAATCGACTAATTGATCAAACACATTATTAGAGTATCTAGCATTATGTTAATTACAGCATGTGCGCCCTTTGCTAGTGAGAATATTACTAGTGTGGACTTAGCTCAAGAATATATTGGATTAGGAGAACGTGCAAACAGGAGAGAGTTGCATCAGTTAACTGGTGTTGATCCTGTACGTACAGAATGGTGTGCGGCGTTTGTTAATGCTGTGCTAGAATTAGACAATATACCTAACTTAAACAATCAAACCAAATACCCTCCACTAATGGCACGTAGTTTTCTATATTGGGGCGAAAAGGTAGACCCTGAGTTTATACAACGTGGAGATGTTGTAATATTTCCAAGAGGAAATAGCGGATGGAAAGGGCATGTAGGATTTTTTGTTGAAGAACAAAACGGCAAATGGGTAATACTTGGAGGCAATCAATCTAATGAAGTTCGATACGATTTATACAATCCTCAACGAGCATTAGGTGTACGAAGATATCCAACACAAGAGGAAGCAACAGGAAGTTTGCCAAAGTGGATGATGGATAAATACTAACATAATAATTGAGGGATTACTATGTGGGAAATGATTGAAAGAATGGCCACTGATAGGCTGTGGATTTACACAGCAATCGGCGGTAGTATACTAGGTGCTATATTTGTAGCATACATGAGTACAACACGAATTGGACTTTGGGGCTATGCAAAAGTCGATAATGCAATCGACTTCCTAGTAGCACGTTGGGGGTGGACTTGGTTAGAACAACCTGAAGATGCCTGGCGTAAAAAGTATCCAAAAATTACAGCAAAGATAGACGACCTAGAGGGCAGATTACAAAAATTGGAGGGTAAAAATGCCAAGAAAAAAACTTGAAGACTTAGACAAACCAGCAGCACAACCTGCGCCGGAACCAGAAGCAAAACCAGACGCTGTAGTAGTAAGTACGCAAGATAGTACTACACGAAAAGTTAAACTAGATTTAGAAGTAGACACAAGTGTAAAAGATATGGGTCCAAATCCATATGCAAGATTGATACACTTAGCAAGAGCAATCGATAGTTGGAGAATCTTTCCACGCTTGTTCTTAACTGTATACATTATACTATTATACAAATGTGTTATTTGGTATATGAATTTGCCAGATCCAAGTATGGAACAAAGTGGACTAATCAGTATCGTAGTTGGTGCTGGAGCAGCATGGTTTGGACTGTATACCGGAACTGACAAATCTAAATAATACAGATAGTAAGTAATAGTATGGACTATTACAGTATATTAGGTATTAACAAACAAGCTAGTCAGGATGAAATAAAAAAAGCATACCGCAAGTCGGCTATGAAACATCATCCTGACCACGGTGGCGACGGTGCTAAATTTTCACAAATAAATGAAGCATACGAAACCTTAAAGGATCCTGCTAAGAGGCAGGCATACGACAGCCCCCAAGTTAGAATGAATACACAGTCGATGAATGCTGGCGCTGGAAGTGTGAATGATATATTTGAAGCAATGTTTGGCAGAGGATTTGCACAACAGCAACGCCCACAAAAAAATAGCGATGTTAAAATTGCAGTAAATATTACACTACGTGATGTTATGGAAGGCAGAGATATTTTAGCCACATACAAACTGCCAAATGGTTTAGAAAGTAGTGCTAGTATAAAGATACAACAAGGTGTCCAAAACGGACAAGTAATTAGATATCAAGGCTTAGGTGATAACTCTAATCCACGTTTGCCAAGAGGCGATTTATTAGTACAAGTCCGAGTTCAAGCACATCCAAGATACGATCGTGATGGCATAAACTTACATTCTAATATAGACGTAAGTGTATTTGATCTAATGTTAGGTACTGTAATAATAATTGATAAGTTGACAGGCGGTCCTTTACGTGTTACAATACCTAAGAGTACTGCGCCTAGTACAACATTAAGTGTAGGCGGGCAAGGTATCCCAGATCCAAGACAAGGACGTACTGGACATTTGTATTTGCATATTAAGGGAACCCTTCCTAAATTAAATACTATAGAAGATGAAGAAAAGGTAAAAAAGTTATATGATGAACTTAGTAATCGCACCTGATCCACAGCTTGAAACAGCAGTGGATGTTTACGACCAAGAATACTTTGGACACCCTGCTCCAAAGGCACTAGACATGATTGACGTTATGAATAAACATGGCGGTGTTGGACTTAGTGCAAACCAAGTAGGGTTCTCTGGACAAATTTTTGTAATGAAAGCATTTTTAAATAAACAGCACGGAGATATTGTTACAGTTATCAATCCTGAAATTAAAGGACTTAGTAAAGAAATTGAACTAGGACCCGAAGGGTGTCTTAGTCATCCTGGACTAATACTAAAAGTAAAACGTCCAATTAGTTGTATTGTTGGATTTGATACCTTGACAAATGACTATAAAAATGTTATACATGTAGAGATGAAACTGGACGACATCGATGCTAGAATTTTCTTACACGAGTATGATCATTTGCACGGTATACAATACATTGATCGAGTAAGTAAATTCAAACTAAAACGTGCAGAAACAAAACGTATTAAAGATATTAAAAAGGCAATAAGAAATGGTTGAACCGAGTACAGAATTACAAGCAGTATTTGATAAAGCAGTCGGCGATGCAAAAAAGTTAAAGCATGAATATGTTACACTTGAGCATTTAACTTTTGCTATGCTATGCGAAGAAAACTTTCAAGAATCACTTGAAGAGTATGGTGCCGACGTTGACTTACTCAAAAGTGAACTTGAAAATTATATTAAGTCTCTTGAACAAATTAAAATTGATACTGATACTGTTAGTAAAAAATGGAAGCCTAAAAAAACACAAACTGTCGAGCGTGTATTGAATAGAGCATTTGCACAAGTGTTATTTCAAGGCAGAAGTAAAATTGAAATTTCTGATGTATTTACAAGTATACTAGGCGAAAAACGTAGCTTTGCGTATTTTGCAACACACAAGGCCAAAATTACAAAAGCCGAGTGGCAAGCATTTGTTAATATTGCAATAGGCGAACAAGAAGAAGAACAAGAGCTACAAGAGAACGCTGGTGCTGCTAACCAAGCTATCCGACAGTTTACAGACGATTTAAATGCACAAGTAAAGTCAGGCAAAATTGATCCTGTAATTGGACGCCACGACGAACTAAGTAGTGTTGCACTAGCACTAGGTCGTCGTAGTAAAAGCAACGTACTAATGGTAGGCGATCCAGGCGTTGGTAAAACTGCTATTGCAGAAGGGCTTGCTTGGAAAATTGTTAATGGCGAAACACCAGAGTTTTTAAAAGAATATAATGTATATGCACTAGATATTGGTGCTATGCTTGCTGGTAGTAAATATCGTGGTGACTTTGAGGAACGTTTTAAACTAGTACTAGCCGGACTACAAAAGAAAGGCAAGACTATTATGTTTATTGACGAAGCACATATGATCAGTGGAGCAGGTGCAGGCGGACAGAATAGTAGTAACGATTTAGCTAACTTACTAAAACCTGCATTAGGCAAGGGTAACTTAAAAGTTGTTGCGTCAACTACATGGGAAGAGTATCGCAAGTTCTTTGAAAAGGATCGAGCATTAATGCGTCGATTCCAACGTGTAAGTATTGACGAACCGAGCGAAGAAACTACACTCGAAATTCTAAAAGGCATTGTAGGATATTACGAAGACTTCCATGGTGTAAAGATTACAGACGATGCAATGGCTTCAGCAGTAAAACTTAGTGTAAAATATCAACCTGATAAGAAGCTACCAGATAAAGCAATCGACTTGCTGGACGTAGCATGTTCACGCTTTAAAGTAAACGATCAAACAGAAGACTTGGTTGTTACCGAAGAAGAAATTCAGTTTGAACTTGCTAAAATGGTAAAACTACCCGAAGAGCAAGTAGCAGAACGTGAAGCTGAGAATCTAAAAGATCTTGAAAAGAATATGAAAGGTAGTGTGTTTGGACAAGACGATGCTATTGAAGGTATTGTAGATAAGATTCTTGTAGCGCAAGCAGGACTAAAGCCTGATGATAAACCAATTGGATCTTTTGTGTTTATGGGCCCAACTGGCACAGGTAAAACAGAAACTGCAAAAGCTCTTTCAACAAACATGGGCATTCCGCTAGTACGTTTTGATATGAGTGAGTATCAAGAGAAGCACAGTGTTGCTAAACTTATTGGTGCTCCTCCAGGCTATGTTGGGTTTGATGACGATGCTGGACAGTTAATTGTAAAACTACAAGAAAATCCTAACTGTGTATTGCTACTAGACGAAATTGAAAAAGCACACCCAGATGTTAGTAGCGTACTATTGCAGCTAATGGATAATGGCAAAGTTACAGGATCAAATGGCAAAGAAGCAGATGCACGTAATGTTGTATTAATTCTTACAACTAACTTGGGTGCAGCAGAAGCTGAGAAAAATGCTATCGGGTTTGGCTCAGAGGAAACTGAGTACGAAGATACTAGTATAAAAAATTACTTTAAGCCAGAGTTTAGAAATAGACTTGATGCTACAATTACATTTGCTAAACTAGGCAAGCCTGTAATGATGAAAATTGTCGGGAAGTTTATGAAAGAACTCAAAGACATGGTCAAACAAAAAGATGTTAAGTTTACTATTACAGACGAAGCGTTGGACTACTTAGTTGACAAAGGATTTGATCCTAAAATGGGTGCAAGGCCTTTGCAGCGTGTAATTGATAAAGATATCAAACGTCCGTTGTCAAGAGCACTACTATTTGGTGACTTGAAAAACGGCGGCGACATTGTTATTAAACTTGTTGATGACAAAATTGAACTAGAAGTTGAACAAGTTGTTGAAGAAGTTTGAAACCAAAAAACTACACTACGGACGATTTCTATATAAAGTAGTCGTCCGTAGTCCATTAGCAAGTGTGTTTAGAACTGAAATGCAACGCAACGGCAAACTAAGTTATGCACGTAGCCAAATTGATAGTTACAAACTTTCAGCAAAATTAGGACTACCGTTAAAGAAGACTACGTGGCGTAGTGAGTTACATCTTGATTCTAATGACATAACAGATGCTGATAAAATTTGCAGATTGTTATTACATAGTAAAGAATATTTAGTACGTTGTGAATATAATACACTAATAATCTATAGTAATGATAAAAAACTTCTAACTACAATTTCAAAGTTTGAAATTGCTGAAGAATTTTGGGAACCTGATACAGCAAGTATTAAATACTTACAATCTAATGCAAACATTATACTTAGTGACAAAAAAACAAACTTTCCAATTAAATTAACGTTTGGACAGAAAACAGCAAAGCGTTCAATGGGCACATGGCTACAAAACAACACTGACAAAGCACGTTGTGGGCCTGTACTAATGAAAAACTTTCTTAATAGAGAGCGTTGGATCAAAGGACAATATATTTTTGTACGTGACGAAAAAGTTTTATTCATGGTACAACTGATTTGCGGTGACAATATTACTCGTATCGATAAAATTGTGTACAAGGAAGATATTGATAAATAGTATTAATAAACCTATAAGGATACATCATGGAACATTTTGTAAGATTAGTAATGGAAAAGACTCAAGTCAAATTAGACGAAAGTATTTTTACAGAACAAAACATTTATGAAGCAGTAGAAAACACTTATGTTGAATTGCCTCTGCCACGTGAGCTTAGTGAGTCAGAAGCAGACGAATACGCACAGCGTTTAGCCGATCTTATGTTTGAAAATGGTCACAAAGATTTTGACATTGAAATTATGTCGAATGAAGATGCAATCGACGAAGTTACATACGACGATGACGACGACTTTTATGAAGACTACGGCGACATGTGGTTTAACACAGATTATCTTGATGAAGCCGAATATCAAGGACGCAAAGTAGCACTTGGTAAGCCAATGGCAGGTGACACTAAAAAGTTTAAAGTATACGTTAAGAATCCAAAAGGCAATGTAGTTAAAGTTAACTTTGGACAAAAAGGTGTAAAAATTAAAAAAGGCAATCCAGCACGTAGACGTTCGTTTAGAGCAAGACACAACTGCGATAATCCTGGACCAAGACATAAAGCAAGATATTGGAGTTGCAGAAAATGGTAAAAACAGTCGCAGATGAAATTAGAGAAATGGGCGATCGCCTAACAGCACTATTAGATCAACGAGCAGTTGACGAAGCGGGCGGGTATTATACACAACCGGTATACGACCTAATTAAAAAACACGGTATTGAAAAAGTAATGCATGAGCTACTAACATCTTTAGATGGTGATGCAATTCAAAGTTTTTTACAACGTGCGAATTTTGAGGACTAAACAATGGTAAAACGCAACGAAATCTTAGAAAACGATATGATGGACAACAGTCCTGAAAACAAAGTTGGTGGTGAGCTACCATTTGATGTACTTGACGATGTTGTTGTGTTCATGCAGAATGATCCAGACTTTTATAGAACCGAAACGTATCCAACATTAGTTAATGTACAAAAAGCAATAAACAACGGCGGCAAGTTTAATAAGAAACAAATGTTTCCAATGATTGACAAGGCTGTTGAATCGTATGTTAACAAGTTTAAGATTCCAAAACGTAACGATCGTGTAATTGGTACTGATGCTGAGAAGATAGAATGTGCTACTAGGCTTTTAAATGCCGAGAAGGAAAACTTTCGCAACAAGGAATACTAATGCGTTACCGTGAATTTAAAATACTCACTGAAGCTAAAGTAGGCCGAGAGTACCAACACTTAGAAGACTTAGTATTTGTCGACGGCAGTGCTGGTGCGCAAAAAGCAACAGACATACTTAGTAAAATGGGCAGCGACAGTAGTGACATTGCTATCAAGTGGGATGGATATCCTACAATGTATTACGGCAGAGAGCCAAGTGGTAAATTTGTACTAGTAGGCAAAAACGGCTGGGGACGAAATAAAAGCTACTCTTCAGAAGACTTATATAAGTTTATTACCAATACAGGTAAAGGCGAAGAGTGGCGTGAGCGTTTTGCTAGTGAAATGGCTGGTATTTTTAAAGTCATGGAAGCAGCAACTCCTCCTAACTTTAGAGGCTATATCTACGGCGATATACTTTATCATCCAGGTAAGCCAGTTACAAAAACTGACGAAGGCTTACAGTTTACACCAAACTTAGTAACATATACTGTTGACCCTAACAGCGAACTAGGCAAGCGTGTAGCAAACAGTACAGTGGGTGTAACAGTACACACACGCTACGAAAACTTTGGAGACAGTACTGGTACACCTCTTAGCGATGTAAAAGAACTAAACAGTGGCGATGCAGTTGTATTAGGACAAACTTATGTTACACACCAGCCGCAAATAGATACAAAAGAAGTAGATGCTATTAGAATATTTGCAAAGAAATATGCAAGTGCAATTGATAGCTTCCTTGCTCCTGTACAAGGTTTAAGTGATATGAAAAATATCATCTATACATATGTAAACCAAAGCAGTAGAGCACAGCAATTACAACAACTTGACAAAAACTTTTTTAGTTGGTTGCAAGGTAGCAAAGTAAGTGCTAACAAACAAGCAAAAATTAAAGCAATGAGTGATGAAAATCCTAAAGCATTGCCTGCAATTTTTAGTCTTGTAAAACAAATAATGACAGCAAAGGATCACATTATACAACAGCTTGATGATGCTCCTGCAGATGTAAAACAAAGCACCAAAGGCGAAAAAGGCGGTGAGGGCTATGTAGCACTAGGCAGTAAAACTAAACTAGTACCAAGACAAAGGTGGCAACCGTCATGAAGATAAGAAGTTTATTTGAAGCATCAAAGACAGCAGTTCTTGCGTTTGGAAGAATGAACCCTCCTACAATTGGGCATAAAAAATTAGCCGATAAAGTAGCAAGTATTCCTGGTGATCCTTATATTTTTGTAACACAAAGTCAAAAACCAAAAACAGATCCATTAGCATTTGCAGATAAATTAAAATTTGCACAAGCAAGTTTTCCAAATGTTAAAGTAGGCAGTAGCGATGTAAAAACGATTATACAAGCACTACAAAAAATTGAAGCTATGGGATATGATAGTATTGTATATGTTGCAGGCAGTGATAGAATACAAGATTTTACTACACTTATTAACAAGTACAATGGCAAAGAGTATAACTTTAAAGATATTCAAGTTGTAAGTGCAGGAGAGCGTGATCCAGATGCAGAAGGCGCCGAAGGTATGAGCGCAAGTAAGATGAGAGCAGCAGCAGCTACAGATGACTTTGATAGTTTTAAACAAGGTGTTGCTAATCCAAAGATTGCCCAACAAATGTATGACGCAGTACGTAAAGGTATGGGGGTAACTGAGGTGTTTGGTTTTGCTACTAAGACCCCTAAACGTACAAGTATAAAGAAGAAGCCTGAAAAGTTTGACGAACCAACTGTTGCAGATAAAATTGCTGCAAGAAGAAAAGCAGCAGCAAAGGGTGACAAAGATGCTTGGAAAAGTAAGAAAGCATTAGAAAAAGCTCCTCCGGGCAGAGAAAAACAAGTTAAAAAACTAAAAGGCAAGTTTGACGATCCTGGTGCACCTTATGCTATTGCTTGGGCACAGCATAACAAACATGGAAAGCCTAAAAAGAAAACTAACGAAGGTTACAAGCTACAGTTAGAGCGTGACACCGATATGATGGTATTAAACATTGTTGACACTGCTACAGGCAGACGTACAGAAGTGCGTGGTAAGCCAGGTTACGAAACAGGCAACTATGATCCTAATGACAAGTTACACATGCTATTAGATAAAATTGGTAAAGCTGCTGATATTTCACAACTAATGAATGGCGAGCCTGTAGGTATTAATCCAAAACACCCACAAGGTGCTAGTGCTAAGGCTGCTACTGATAAAGCATATAGCGAAAACTTTGCTGACGGTAAGAAAAAAGGCAAAAGCAGACCAGGGCGTGTAAAACGTTCAGGTGCAAGTTGTAATGGTAGTGTAACAGCACTACGCAAACGTGCTAAGAACGCAAGTGGTGAGAAGGCTAAAATGTATCACTGGTGTGCTAATATGAAAAGCGGTAAGAAAAAGAAATGACCCAAGAAGAACTAGAACACTATATAGCTAAGTATAAAGAACACGAAGCACGTAGAGCTAGTACCAACGAAAGAAATGCATACTGGAATGAATATAGAAGATCTAAAGAAACTAGCAGGGATCAGTGAATTTAAAGGATACACTGAATACACTCTAGAAGATTTTAGCGATGCTGCAAATGCTAATCGTAAGAAAGAACGTGAGCAAAATATCAAACCAGGCACCGACGAATGGTTTAAACTATGGTTTAGTCAGCCTAAGATGCAAGGCAAAGGATTTAGAGGCCGCAAATGAAAATAGACGATTTATTTGAAGATGGACGTATTGTAAAAGGTGTTAACACTACTCCTGATGTTGGTGTTAATCAAACTAGTATTGAAGCAGCAAAATTAGGCTTTAAAGTAGACAAAGATGGTAAGCCGCCTACATTAAGTAGTAAGGTAAAAGGCAAGTCAACTAATGTGCTTTTTAACTTAGGAATGACCGAAGATACTACTCCGCGATATACTGCGGCTGAATGGGCTATTATTGAAGGCGGACACACGCTTGAGGAACCTGAAGAAAAAGTAAAGTTATTTGATTGGACTAAATACTAACATGAGACTAAGAGAGACCTTTAAAGCGCCTGCATTTCATTTGTTTATTGCTGATTTACGTATTAGACAAAAGTATTACTCGCAAGCTATCAAAGTGCAAGCACAAGCACGTAATGCTATTGAAGCTAAAAAGCAACTAATGGCACAATATGGTCCTGAGACTAAAATTATTTCAATTAGGCGAAGCAAATGATTATAAGCGAAATTACAGGTGGCGGTAAAGCTGGGCATCAAGCCAAAGGCAAAGATCCAATGCCAAAAGCAAAGCCTGGTCGTACCAAACATCCTTTAAAAGGTAAACTAGTAGGCGAAGCACAACTAGACGAAGCAGCACCAATTATTGCAGCAGCAATATGGCTAATCAAGTTTGCAGCGGCACGAGGAGCATGGCCTATTATTAAATGGCTGCTAAAAAGACACGGTGGCAAAATTGGTGCAGGAGCAGCCGCAGCATATTATATCGACCAAGGCTGGGATTGGGTAATATCTCAAATTGGTGAAGAATATGCACAGATGCTTATTGATAACAAATTTGAAATTGGAATGGCAGTAGCACTTATACTAGGTGCAGTTGCTCTTAAAAAGTTTGTTGAGAGAAAAGGCGAAGCATTAGTAGCCAAATATCAAGAAGAATCAATGTACGAAACAACAAGTGCTGGTGCAATTGCTGCAACCGGAAACGGGTTTGCAGGTGGCGGCCCAGGAAATATGCTACGTAGAGGTGCAGCACCAAAACGTAGAACAAAAAAGAAAAACAGATAAATAGTAGTAACCGGAGAATACTATGACAGATAAAAAACTTGCAGAACGTGATGTAGACGATAACTTCAACATCAATCCAAAGCACAAAGCTATTGCCGCACTAGGCAGAAAAATGATTGACATGAGTTCAAGAATGACAGGAACTGATGACAACACACTGATGATGGCAAATGCATTATCAAGACTAGGCGAATCACTTGAATCCTTTGGAGCAAGTTTTGGTCCAAAGAGTATGTCTGATGTTGTTAAAATGACAGGTATGAGCCAAGACGTTATTCAAATGTTAATTGGTAAAGCAAAAGCAGACAAAGATGCTTCAACTAATCGTGCAGCTGAACCAGCAGAAGGCAACAAGTTTTCCGGAGAACTTAAAAAAGCCAAAGACTCAGGCAAGGACGAATTTGAAGTAGATGGCAAAAAGCATAAAGTAAAAGAAGGTCTTGCCGATATGGCAGACATGGCAGAACGTGATCACGAAGTACAAATGGCACGTGCCGAATTATACAAAATTGCAAAGTATTCAATCAAACTACACGAAATTCTAAAAGGTGTAAGTGAAGCCGAAGGCATCGAAGGTTGGATGCAATCAAAAATTACCAAAGCAGCAGACTATATCGGCAGTGTGTATCACACACTAGACTATGATAAATCACCAATTGCAGCAACCGAAAGTCACAAGTTTACAATGGATGAAAAAGATGTTGTAAAATACAAAAACAACTTAGGTTCAAAACTTTCAGAAGCCAAAGGTACATGCAACGAATGCGGCAAGCCAAGCTATACTACACTACCCGAAGAAAAGCAAAAAGGCGTTGACGGCAAGGTATGTTGGAAAGGCTACAAGCGTATGGGTACTAAGAAAAAAGGCGGCAAAACTGTAGACAACTGCGTTAAAATGTAGTATGGAAGACAGTGCCGAGGACTTTGTTTGGCTTAGTATCAACCCAGATAACATTTGGGTAATGGACAAACTTATACTTGCTCGTAAATTAAAATATAATAGTGGCCCGGTCGGACTCGATGTTCCGCATCCGGGCTTTTATATTGTACGTCCTTGTGTTAATATGCTAGGCTTAGGGCTGGGCGCACAAAAAGTATGGATTGAGAAAGAAACAATGCATCTTCCAGTAGGACATTTTTGGTGTGAATTCTTTGAAGGCAATCATTATAGTGTAGATTATTTTGAAGGTAATCAAATGCTATGTGTACAAGGACACAAGCCCGAAGATACATTTACCAAATGGACTGATTGGAAACGAGATGATAAGAAATTTACGTTTCCTACATTGCTAAACGAATTAGTCAAACAGCATCCATGGATGAACTGTGAATTTATAGGTGGCAAACTAATCGAAGTACACTTGAGACGCAACGAGGACTTTGACGGCAATATTAATCATTTTATTCCAGTCTGGGAAGGCGAAGATATAACTCCTCCAACTGGATATTCATATAAAGATTATCCTGATGTACACGGACGTATAGGTGCATTTATTCGTTGACAAACTGCAACTAATCGTATATAGTATAAGAAACACATAGGAGAAATATATGAGCGACAGAGTATACGGTCAAGAAGAAAAAGCCAAACTAGAACGTCTAGTTAAAGAAGGTGTAACTGTTCTACAAGAAATTGAAGATCTACAAGGTGGACTAAAAGAAACCGTAAAAGCAGTAGCAGAAGAACTAAATGTAAAACCTTCTCTTATTAATAAAGCAATCAAAGTAGCACAAAAACGTGACTGGAGTCGTGTACAAGACGAGTTTGAAGACCTCGAAACTATTGTTGCAACAACTGGGTATGACAGTGACGCATAATAAATGTTTTCACTGGGTGTAGTACAATTTTATATTAGTCATACTTGTAATCTAGCGTGTCCAGGGTGTTTGAGTTTTAATAACTATAACATTTCTGGACACGATCTTTTTGAAGACTACAAAAACGATTCTATAGCATGGAGTAAAATATTAGATCCAATTGATATGAGCATCATCGGCGGCGAGCCTATGAGCAATCCAGATTTACACAATTGGGCTATAGGATTACGTTCAATATTTCCGTATTGCAAAGATTTTAAAATATGTACAAACGGACTTCTTATAGATAAGTGGAAACATAATCTCGTTGAATGGTGGAACGCAGGTATTGTTGTCGAAGTAAATGCACATACACCAGAACATTTTGCAAAAGCTGAACGAGACATTGAATCAGTTATTGGTAACAAAAATATAACAAAAGTTACTAGTGCAGAATTAACAAATGTTCCAAAATATTATAAAACTGATTACACTGTATTTTATGTACAAGACGGTCGTGTAGTTGCTATGATAGCTGAAGAGTTTGATTTTTATCAATGGGGATCAAAAGATCATAACAACAATCAAATTAATTTTTATAAAAACAATTATGAAGATGCACACAATGCTTGCGACATTAACGATTGTCATTATATTTACAAAGGCAAACTTTACAAATGCGGAACATTAGTTGGAGCACAGGCACTTGTTAAAAAATATGCAATAGAACCTAGTGCTGAAAAACTAATAAAAAAATACAAACCATTAGAGCATAGCGATAAAAATATATCACACAAAGTATCAAGGCTAACATCAGATGCAATCAAACAATGCTCGTTGTGTCCTATAGAGCCTAAGTATACTACAATAACCAATAATGATGTTAAGAAGGTCAGAGCCCCAACTAAATACTCTGATAGCTAATAAAGGAAAAATACATGAAACAAGGACATATTGAACCATGTTGGCAAGGACAACAATTTTATAGTTTACCATACGAAAGTGCAGGAGGCTATGGAGGCGATGAATATATCAAATATGGACACGATCCTTATAAAGTTATTATCAATAATGATGTATATGTAGGTCCTAAAGACATTATGCCTGAATTTTGGAAAGGTGTAGTTGAGCAGCTACCAGACCACGATCACTTTGAGGTTGCAATTTACAGAACGCCGCCTGCTAACATTCTTCCTTTACACAAAGATATGTATGCAAACTTTATGAAGATGCATAATATTACAGATGTAAACACTATTACACGTTATATTGTATTTTTAGAAGATTGCAAACTAGGTCATTATTTCCACGTAGAAGATACATGCTTGTGTGATTGGAAAAATGGCGACTGGATTAGCTGGACAGGTAGTGCGCCACATGCTGCATACAATATGGGAATTGAACATCGTTTTACAATGCAAGTTACTGCTTTTGATAGATGAAAGTAGTATATGGTGCTGACAAAGATGGAGTCATTGAGTCTGACTTAAAACAGATCTATGCTCCTACAGAACAGCACTTTTTATACTATTCAGAAGAAGGTCGTAATATTAAAGATTTACAGGGTGCAATAACAGATAATAATTGTAAATATTTTTGGCATTGCAATCATTCAGATCCATATGTCGGCACAAAGGATTATCACATAACTTGGCCTGAATTTGATATGCTACTTAGTATCCAACCATTAGTACAACAAAGACAATCACCTACACACTTGTATTTTAGTCAACAAAAGTCATTAGGTTATCATCGAGATTTGTTAATGAATCTTTTGTATAGACAAAGACTATTATCAAAAGGTCTTGTAAGTTATGCAGAAGACTCAGGACCTAATGAAGACCATTTAACAATTAAATACATAAAAGATTCACAAAAATTTAAATTTAATAAATCCTGGCACAATAACATTCACAAATGGTTTCCTAGTGATAGTCATGATGACAGTTTAATATGGAATATAGAAGATAACCCACCGCCGCCTATTAGCACATGGTACAAGTCTTGTTTTAATATTATTACAGAAAGTTATTATGATATTGAGGCAAAAGATACTAGTTTACTTACAGAAAAAACATACAGTTGTTTACTACATGCCCAACCTTTTATTATTGTAGGATGCCAAAACATACATAAAAAAATAGAAGACGAAGGATATAAATTATATACAGATGTATTTGATTATTCTTTTGATAAATTACCAACTATAGAAGCACGAACTGAAGCAATAGTAAAACAAATAAAAAACCTGAAAATAAACATGTTTAAATCAACTATAGAAACTGCTAAGTATAATCAAACTATATTCTTAGACAAGGTAAAAAGATTACAATTACCTAGTATTTTAACTAGTGAAGATTACGTGTTCTGCCCAGAAGCACAACGACATAAAGAAAAAATATTAAAAATAAAAAAATATGCGGACAATATGTAATGGCAGTTGTTGTAGGATTTACTAACGATCAACAGCCCGAAGCAAACTTGGCGGAAATATGCGATATAGTTGACGAACTACATTTGTTTTACTATATGGAAGAAGGTTACGACTCAAACTGGATAATTGACTACGTTCGAGACAAGAGATTTACACGTTTTGTTAAGCAAGGAAAACTAAAGTGGCACTGTACTCATATGGATCCGTACACTACTAAAGAACCAATGCACTACGAGTTCCCGGGATACATGCGACTTACTGGTATACAGCCTACAAACTATAATAAAAGTATTGATAGACTATTTTGTTGTCAACAACAATCGCTTGGATATCATCGAGACTATTTACTGGATAAATTATACGACAACCAACTACTAGAAACTGGCTACGTAAGTTACAGTCAAATAGCAGTAGGTGACGATGACGATAGCTTACATAAAAGATACTTAGAAAGCGTAAAAAATAAGCCGCTGCATAGAAACTGGGAAGGAAAAATTGTAAAATGGTTTGATTATGCTAAACACGACCCAGTATTAGTTTACGACTATTTTGATAACCCGCCACCACCGCTTGATGTATGGAACAAAAGTGCTTTTAATTTAGTTACTGAAAGTTACTACGATATACCTGTTGTAGATACTACATTGTTAAGTGAAAAAACTTACAGTTGTTTGTTTCAAGCACAGCCTTTTTTACTTGTAACATGTAAAAACATGCACAAACACTTAGAAGATGAAGGCTATAAATTACACCATGATGTATTTGATTATAGTTTTGACGCACACAATACTATCGAGCAACGTATAGATTCAATTGTAAATCAAGTAAAAGATCTAAATAACAGTACAGCATTACACAATACATTAGAAAAAACAGCAAAACATAATCAAAAGGTGCATATAAAGAAAATGAAAAATATGGAATTACCTAGTATATTATATAACGAAAGTTACCAATTTTTAACTAGAGCAAAAAAACTTAGACATGACATACTTTATGCTAAATCGTTTGTTGACAACATTGCCTAAATATGTTACTATAAAGAATAATAAGGAGATCGTATGGCATACGTAGATGCATTTTTTGATAGAGATAGTGATATTATTCGTGTCGTTGAGCGCAAAGATGGAAAGAGACATTTCCATGAATATCAGTCAAAGTATACTTGGTATTACGAAGACCCGCGAGGCAAATACAAAAGCATTTATGGCGATCCACTAACTAGAGTTGTGTGCAAGAGTACAAAAGACTTTCGAAAAGAACTTGCTATTAACAAAGGCAAGACAATGTTTGAAAGTGATGTGAATCCAATCTTCCAGTGTTTAAGTGAAAACTATCTTAATCAAGATGCGCCTAAACTAAACGTAGTGTTTTGGGATATTGAGACAGACTTTGATCCAGAGCGTGGCTTTGCTCCAGTTGAAGATCCGTTTATGCCTATTACTGCTATTACTGTACACCTACAATGGCTAGATATGCTAGTAACAGTTGCTATGCCGCCCAAAGGCTTGCCGATGGAAGAAGCAGAAGCAATGTGTAAACAACGTTGGGGTGAAAGTTGCTTACTATTTCCAAACAGCGAAGCAGGCGAGCAACAGATGTTATCAACGTTCTTAGATCTTATCGAAGACGCAGATATTCACAGTGGATGGAACAGTGAAGGATATGATGTTCCTTATACTGTAAATAGAATTAAACGTATTTTAAGCAGTGATGACACACGTCGATTCTGTCTGTGGGGACAAAAGCCCAAGCGTAGAGAATATGAAAAGTTTGGTAAGACAAGCGAAACGTATGATACTATTGGAAGAGTACATATGGACTATCTTAACTTGTATCGCAAGTACACATATGAAGAACGTCACACATATAGACTAGATGCTATTGGTGAAATGGAAGTAGGCGAGAACAAGACTGTATATGAAGGCACACTTGATCAGTTATACAACAACGACTTCGAACGTTTTATTGAATACAACAGACAGGACGTTGCACTACTAGACAAACTAGACAAGAAACTACGTTTTATTGATCTTGCTAATGAAATTGCGCATGATAACACTGTGCTACTACAAACAACAGCAGGAGCAGTTGCAGTTACAGAGCAAGCAATTGTTAACGAAGCACACAGACGTGGGCTACAAGTACCAAACAGAAAGAACCACGAAGGCAATACAGCGGCAGCAGGTGCATACGTTGCGTTTCCAAAAAAAGGCGTACACGAGTGGATCGGTTCGATGGATTTGAACAGTCTGTATCCAAGTATTATTCGTGCAATGAATATGGCACCAGAAACTATTATAGGACAGATACGTTTAGATCTTACAGAAGAGTTTTTGCACAACGCAACTACACTTGAAAAGAAAAGTTTTGCAGGTGCTTGGGAAGGCAAGTTTGCTACATTAGAATATGATGCTGTAATGGAACAGCGTAAAGATGTGCCTCTTACACTTGAACTAGAAGACGGAACAGAGCATGTATTAAGTGGTGCCGAAATATGGAAACTTATTTTTGATAGCAATCAACCTTGGATGCTTAGTTCAAATGGTACTGTTTTTACAACAGAAATTGAAGGTGTTATTCCCGGATTGCTAAAACGTTGGTATAGCGAACGTAAAGAACTGCAAGCAATGCTTAAAAAAGCCAAAGATGCAAAAAATGATGCAGAGATCGAATACTGGGACAAGCGACAGTTGGTTAAGAAGATTAACTTGAACAGTTTGTATGGTGCTATTCTTAATCCAGGCTGTAGATTCTTTGATAAACGTATTGGACAATCAACTACACTAAGCGGCAGAACTATTGTTAAGCATATGAGTGCCGAAGTAAACAAAGTTATTACAGGCGAATATGACCATGTTGGTAAAGCAATGATATATGGCGATACTGACTCTTGTTATTTTAGTGCATATCCTGTACTAAAAGATGATATTGACAAAGGCAACATTCCTTGGGATAAAGACAATGTAATTACACTGTATGATCAAGTATGCGAACAGGCAAACACTACATTTCCGCAGTTTATGTTAGATGCATTTCACTGTCCAAGATCACGTAGCGATGTTATTGCAGCAGCAAGAGAGATTGTTGCAGAAACAGGATTGTTTATTACTAAGAAACGTTATGCAGCACTAGTGTATGACATCGAAGGCTTTAGAAGTGACAGCGACGGCAAAAGAGGCAAAGTAAAAGCAATGGGCTTGGACTTGAAGCGCAGTGATACTCCAGTTTTCATGCAGGACTTCTTAAAAGATTTGCTCGATATGGTACTAGATAAAAAGCCTGAAAAAGAACTACTTGATGCTATTAGTGAATTCCGTAAAGAGTTTAAAGAAATGCCCGGGTGGGAAAAAGGCGCACCAAAACGTGCAAACAAGATTGGACACTACAGACGCTTAGAAGAAAAGCAAGGCAAAGCAAACATGCCAGGGCATGTAAGAGCAAGTCTTAACTGGAATACATTGAAGCGTATGAATGGAGACAAGTATTCGCAAGAGATTGTAGATGGTATGAAAGTTATTGTTTGCAAACTAAAGCAAAATCCACTAGGTTATACAAGTGTTGCATATCCTACAGATGAATTGCGTATTCCAGAATGGTTCAAGGAACTGCCGTTTGATGGAGATGCAATGGAAGAGGTTATTATTGATAATAAACTAGGCAACCTTATTGGTGTGCTTAACTATGACTTAGAAAGCACAAAACAAAAAACAACATTTAACACTTTATTTGAATGGGATTAAGATTGGATTTATATAAACATCCTTATGGTCTTTGTGTGTCAGTTGACAAAGATAATGTTATTGTACGCATACCAAAAAATGCTTCGAGCTTGGTAGCTAACTATGGCCTAGAACGAAATTGGTTTTATGTTGGAAATGAATTACATCTTGTAAAACCAAAATTTTTTCATGTTGTGTTAAGAGACCCAGTCGAGCGTTGGATTAGCGGAGTTCTTGAATTTCAACAAAGAAAAAAATATCCTGTAATAAAATTTTTAGAAATTTTAAAAAAAATTGAGTTTGACGAACACACAGTTCCGCAATACAAATTTTTACCAGCTTATGGAAAATTATACTTTTATAATATGGATGATGGAGGTTTAGATATATTATTAAAACATAAATTTAAGCTATTTCCACAAATACGACCATTGCCTAAAATTAATTCTACTAAAGAAACCAAGAAGAGAGAAATTCAAAATAGAATAATAGAAGCAATGGATGAAAGTCTTGTTAATGATATTAAGGAATATTACGCAAAAGATTACAAATTAATAAAGGAGCATTTACATTGAAAGTAGGATTTACATGTAGTACATTTGATTTACTACACGCAGGACACGTACAAATGTTGCGTGAAGCAAAAGAACAATGTGATTATTTACTAGTTGGACTACAAATGGATCCAAGTGTAGATAGAGAAGAAAAAAATGCACCTGTACAAAATATTGTAGAAAGATATACACAACTTAAAGCAGTGAAATATGTGGATGAAATTATTCCATATGGCACCGAACAAGACCTAAAAGATATCTTGACAATGTATAATATTCATGTTAGAGTATTAGGTGTAGAGTATAAGGACAAAGACTTTACTGGTAAAGAAATATGCTTACAACGTGGCGTAGATTTTTATTTTAATAAACGTGATCACAGATTTAGTACAAGTGATCTTAGAAAAAGGGTATGTGAAGTATGACTTGGGTATTATTAGTAGTTTCGTATGTTACAGTGTTCGATGAATATAAAGTTACATACTACAACAGTTACAATAGCGAAATTAATTGTCATACCAATAAAGCAGTATTAGAAGCAAGTTTTACTGAAGGTGAATCTGCTATTTGTGCAATGGAGAACTAATGGAATTTGTTTTTGATGTTGACGGTACACTAACACCAAGCCGTGGCAAAATTGATCCTGAATTTAAACAGTTTTTTGATGAGTTTTGTGTAAAGAATAATGTATATTTTGTTACAGGAAGTGACAAAGATAAGACTGTTGAACAACTTGGCGAAGATACTTATGCACTGGCTAAAGTAGTGTTTAACTGTTCGGGGAATGATATCTATACTACTGGTGTTAATGTACGAAAAAGCGAATGGACATTGCCAGACCAATTAAGAAAAATGCTTGAAGGGTGGCTACAAGGCAGTAACTTTAAATATCGTACTGGAAATCAT